CGTACCGGAAATACTTCGTGCCCAAAAACGGCGCCAGTTCCTGCCCGAATACGTCGACGGAAAGCGGGTTAAAGATCGTGTATTCCCACGGGATCTCCATGGCGATGGCCTTCTTGGCGATGTCCGTTTTCGTGTCGGCGGCATGGCCTCGCTGGAGGGTGGCGGCGTCCTCATCGGAAAGACGGGCGGTGCTGCGCTTGACCACCACATTCCCGGCGCGGTACAGCATGTTCAACAGCCGTTCGGTGCGCTCCTTGCCGTTGACCTTCAGGAACCATTCCTTAAAAAACTTCTCAATCCTGGGGTTGGGGTGGACCAGATCGATCCCCTGACAGGCGAACTCGGCCATCATGTCGACGGTGTTGCGCACAATGCCGATGCGGTCATAGGCCTGCATGCAGGCGCCGATGATGTCGATATCCTTGGTGGGTATCTGTTCGCCGGGGCGGAAGAAGTCATAATCGCGACGATCGAAGCCTTCACGCACCGACACATTGGGCTGGCTGACGTTACGGAAAGTGTTGCCAGCAGTAGTCTTATGTTGAATCACCTCCCCGTCTCGGTAGGCCAGATCGGCTTGGTCGGAGGTGACGAAAAGTGGCTTGTTGTCGCTCATTGCAATTGTATTCCCTATGCAGTTGGGTCTGCTAGTTCTACACCGTCACGACCCACCGCTGCGCCGTACTCCCCCCGTGTCGCCTCGACGAACCAGGCTGGGCCGATGTACAAATCGCCGTCGGCATCCTTGATATCCGAAGCGAAACCGCCCACCGCGTGGTATTCCTGCGGGGCGTCGGTGCGCTGGATGGTGCGGGCGATGGAGTTGGCCATCAGCAGCGCGGAATAACGATCCTTGCGCTGTTTGCCCGCCTTTGAGCCTGGAAGCTTGGCCCCTGGCACATCCCAGCGATCCCTGCCACCGGATGTGGCGGTGTGGACAATGCTCGCCAGTTCATCCTTCAGTTCCTCGATGTCCACGACCGCATCTTCCAGCGTGTCGTAGAGCGAAATCTCATCGCCGTCCTCCAGCACGATACGCCCGGCTGCCTTGTCTTCCTCGTAGGCGAGGCCCAGCGCAGCGGTGTCGAAGGCTGGCAAAAGCAGGACCTTGTCCTCCAGATCCTTGCGCAGCCCGTGGTTGGATTCGACGATCCATTTGCCATCGGCGAAATTGATCATGCGGATGATGTGCAGTCCGGGCTTGCCGTCACTATCCTTGTACTTCTTCGGGTCGGGATCGATTTCACGCCAAAGCGGCATCTCGCCGTCCTTCAGCTTTTCCAGATCGTGCAGCGATTCCTCGACCGTCACGCCGCCGCCCTGCGAGTCGATGCCAAGCACTTCCACATTCGGGAAGGCCAACATCAGCTCGCGCAATTTGCGTGCGCAGAAGGCGTAGAAGTTCTGTTCCTTGATAACGCCGCGCTTGAGGCGCTCCTTGTGGCTTTTCCGGTTGGTGGTCCAACAATGGACAAGGCGTCTGTGATCGGGATAGAGAGCAAGGACGACGACAGAAAAATGATCACGCTCTGAGGCCGGGTCGACTGCGATCACATGGGAGACATCATCACCCATCAGCGAAGCGGAAAACTCAATCACTTCCTCGTTGAGGGCGATCGGGTTTTCGGAACGCCCCACCACGCACGACTCAATCAGGCTACGCTTGAAGAAGCCCTCGGAGTCGGTGGCGAACGAGGCCCCGAACTCGATCATGTAGTTGCTCTTGGAGAGGGTGGCTCGGGCCGACGAGATCTGCTTCTCGTCCATGAACCCACGGGGCAGCATGTCCACGGGGATGCGGATGATGGAGAAGTCTTTCCAGTCGAAGCCTTCGGGCACCGGGCCATCGAAGATCTCCTCCAACTTCTTCTTGTCGCCGCAACTTTCGATGAAAGCCTTGTAGGTTTTCCAGGTCTTGTAGAAATGGTTGAACGAGTAGTAGGCGGTTCCCGAGATGATGTTCTGATTAGAACGCATAATCCTGGACTCGGCCCTGGTATCCTCTTCGGTCCACTGCCCCAGCTTCTTCAACAACTGAACTCTGGCTTGATGCCGCACACCAGATGCCGGGTCGGCACTCACCGACGCAAAACCACGGACCACGTTTTGATATATGTCCTCAGGTATCGACGCAAATTCGTCGGCCACAATGTAATTCGCACGCTGACCGCGAATTTTCTCGCCGTTGCCCAACGGGATTGCTATACCAACTGAATCACCGATAATCATCTCGCAGCGATCGACATCCCGCCTCGGCCCCTGCTCGCGCCCCGCCCGTCCCTTGCCACTACCACACAAGTCTCGCAAGACAGCCCCGTCCGCCCAGACTTTCTCCATGTACTCAAAGATCACCTTAGACTGCCGGAACGATGCGCCGATGACGGCGACCTTGGAACCCTGCGTGAAGACTAGGCGCAGCATCGAGTACAATGCAAGGATAAAACTTTTTCCTAAACCACGCGAGCCGATCAGCATTGGAAACGGTCGCAGCCAAAGTTCCCGCAGGATCACATGCTGGAAGGGCATGATGTCGATACCCATCAGCAGTTTGCAGGTGAACGGGAAGTAATTGGGGTCTCGCATGACCCGCATCAAATCTTCCGGCTGGATCTCACGGTGCCCGATTCCGCGCAGAGGATGCGCGGCGTCGACGGGAAGAGAGATCAGGCTCTCCAGTTGGTCCACCGGGGTAGTGGGGGTGACATGGGCGATGTCGGTCTCGGACAGGAGCCAGGCGTGCTCAATCAGCCGCTTGATCCGGTCCTGTTCCTTTGGGTGACTTGGCATCGAGTACTCTCCGGAAGATATGGTGGGCGACATCCATCCCGTGGCGTCCGGCGAGGATGATCTTCACGGGGTAGTTGATTTGGAATTCCATGAGGCGGCGCAGGATGAAGGGGCCGCGGACGCGGACGAAGGGGATCTTTGACTTGGGCAGACCGGCGCCGTAGGGGAACCGCATGATGTCATCGAGCGTGAACTCCAACACGATGAAGGCGAACTCATAATCTCGCATCCGCTCCAGTTCCCGCACGAATCTTTCCTGCGTGATGTTGGCGGCGAACTCGGCGACCGACCCCTTGCGTTCGATTGTGAGGATATTCTCATACCCCCTCATCGTGTAGTCGCCCGTCTTCAGGGTGCCGATGTCCATCCCGGCGCACGACTTGCCAGCCCCGAAGGTCCAGCCGTCCTGCTCCCGCGTGTCCTTGATAACCGTAAAACGCTCTTCTTTCTTCATGGTTCCACCAGCCTTCTATGGGTAATACACCCGTTAGTGCTCCCCCAGAATCGTCTCGGCATTGAGTACCGGGAGATCCTCGGCCCCATCCTCAAAGCTGTGTGCAGAACCCAATCGCTTGCCTTCTCTGTCTGCTGCGTTGCGCAGCAGCTCCATGTGCCGCCCAGTGAACTCCCTCTCATCTTCATTTTGAAGCCGTCTAATCGTTCCTAGGAACGTCTCTTTGGACGACTCCACGCGCGACACCCTTTGATCCCTCGTCGCCTTGAGATCCTTGAGCAGTGCTTGATGTTTCTCTTCAAGCTTGATGAACTCGGTCGACCGGGCGGACTCAGCCGACTTGCAGGCTTGGATCTGCGTCTCGATGCCCATGACATAATCACGATCAGACTCGTCCATCATCGAGGGATCATCGTACTTGCGCAGGAAGTTGTCGCGCAGCTTGGACAGTCTTGCGATATCTTGGTTGGCGTTCTTCTTCGCCTTGCTGTTGCGATGCATCATGATTTCCAATTTGATCACCAGAAAGATCTGGGTCTCTTCGGTGACCAGGACATCCTCACGGAACTGGGTCATGTACTGGGAGTACTTCTCCTCAAAGTAGAGCAGTTCATCGTCATCGAGTTCATCTTTGAGTTGCTTCCAGGCCATGGTCTGGCGCAGCTTGTGACGGGCCTCCAGCAGGCTTTGGTCGGTCTCACCTTCGGGGTTGGAAGGAGCGTCGACGGGTATAAGGCTATGTTCGGTCAGATAGGTTAGAACCTGCTTCTCGGAACGGTTCAGGCGCTCGGCGATTTGTCCGGGCCTCATCTTTATGGAGCTGGCGCGGATGAAGCCTTTTTCGGCGTTGGAAAGCTGGCCTTTCTTAATCACGACAGGATCTCCCGGATACACTTCAGGACCATTTCTCTTTTGGCTTTGGGGACGGACTCGCCACACTTCATGCGAAGGTAGGCCGACCTGATTTCGGCGGGCAGGAACATGTCGATCTTGGCGATGATCTCATCCTTGTTCAGCGACTCGGTGAGGTCCTCACAGATGGAGTCAACATCGTCACGGTCAC